TTTTTCTGCATAACCATAATAAATTGTAAAATCAGAATTTGAGCCATCATATTCTTTAGTTAATAATATTGTATGAAAATTACCATCAAAAAATGTATATGGGAGTGTATTAAATAAATTAACACCTGCTACATTTAATCCCAATGTACCATATTGTGTATTAATAGTATCATTAACCGTAACACCACCACTAATGTATAATTTAAATCCACTACCACTAACTAAATTAATAGATGATGAATACTCCGGTTTTATTACTAATTCAATTGATTGTGGTTTTGTACTTCCGCTCCAACTTGCTGTAATATAAGAATTGTCATTAAATACTAATGTAGGACTTAATGTTTCGTATGTAAACAATGAAGCCGATGCTAATCTATTATCTGCCGGACCACCAAATTCCATTATAGTTAATGCACTTTGAGGAACACCATAACAAGCCATCAATGCTTTAATACCTCTACCGGTACCTTTATGTTTTAATAAATAAGGTAAGTTATTAGATATTCTTCTCCAAATCTTTTTAGTATATTCTTCAGGTGTAATAGTGTAACCATCAACCTCATCCATAATACCATCACCATCTGCATCTTGTCCAAATGTATAACTCCAAAGTTGCTTATTTGAATTAAGATTTTTAGCATCCCAACTTAATGATTGTAAGTAGTTATAAAGTAATTCATCATTTATACCATATGAATTATTTTCACTTATCAATCGTTGTTCTGTCATTCCTTTGATATAGGTGTGTATAATATCAAAGTGGTTACCAATCATATCTAAGAATAATAAAAATTCATCATTCTCTGGATTATCATTTATAAACAATGGTATATTGTTTCGCAATGAAGATAAGTTATTATCATCAAATACAGATGCAGATTCATATGTTCCTAAGAACCAATTATGTAACGTAGAATTTACATCCGTTAAGTAATCCGTTCCATCAATTGAAAATGCATCAGTTCCACTTAATTCATTAAATCTGCCACCAGGAAATGATCCATAGGATGCTGTATCCGAGTTAAATATTAATGAACTACTTACTAAACTTTTTTCCCAACCATCAAACCCACTTACTAACGTAGAAAGTGTATCAGTATAATTTTGAATATCATTTAATGTAATAACACTACGGCTTACATAATAAGATGCACTTAAAAATGTAATCTTATCTTCATAATATTCTGCTAATTCTTTTTTATATCTAAAGTTAGTTAATCTTTCCTTTGCACTACTATATTTTACAAAATTAGAAAATTCCGAATAATCTATGTTTATCTTAGCCGTTTCTACTAAATTATCGGTAAGATATTTATCTACTAATTGTTGAGATGTTGATGAACCACTTAGTATTAAATCATTATAAGATTCATATATGGTTGATTGTCCCTTTACATAATCAGCCTGAATATTAAAATTAGGTGCTCTTAATGGTAATGTATTATCTTCAGGATTACTATTAATAATTACCTTTTGTATAATTGGTAATGATGATAATCTAGAAACCCATAAAACATCATTTTTAGTAATATTTGCTGGTAAGGCTTCATATAACTTTAATACAACACTTTTATTTATTTGACCATCGGGTACCTGATTTCCTAACTCATCTCTTTTAAATTTAGTAAATGTAGTTAAATCACTATCCCAATTTGATATTAATATTTGTGAATCATTCTTATCAAATGATGCAATATGCGATAAATATTTTTCTTCGGTTTGTAATGTTAAATTTAAATTCTTAGAAATCGCATCAAATAAATTATTTTTTAAATCCTGTGTAGATACATAAATACCTGCATCAGAAAATGTAATTTGTAGTCTTTCAGTTTCACCCCTAACTACTTTAGTACCATCATTATATGGAACTAATAATAAATCAAGTGGAAATTTAACTTGTTTACTTTTTAGTTCATTGTAATTTAATATAAGAGAACCTTTTGCACCAAACTTACCTAAGATATTATTATCATTTTCGGTACTATGATATACTAATATATAATCTGCTAAATTAGATTCAAAATCAACTTTAAATTTAACATCACCAAATGTATAAGATGGAATATAAACATTAGTTGGATAATCTACTTTATCTATAATTGGAGTATCTAATGTTTTAGTAAGTTTTACAATAACATCTGATACCGATCCCTCACCATATAAATTAGAAGCTGGTACTAATAATACTTTAAAAGAACCTTCATTATTTAAAAAATCTCGCTTTAAATCTAATGTAATTCTACTTGTAGTAGCCGTTGTTGCAACTAATTGTTGATTAAATTCTCTATATGGTGTTTTAATTCTTACATAATCCGTATTAGAAATTGTTAAATCAATATCAATTAAAGCACTTTCCGTTTTAGAAACATATACGGATTCTAAAATACTTTGCTCAATTTTATTATTCTTAAGTGTAAGATTTGGTAATTTTGAATTGGCAGGTATTACATCTAAATAAACTACAATGTTTCTATTAAACTCATCTGAACTTAATTTTAGTGTGGTATCATTCACACTATTAAATTCTGCTAAATTTAATGTATTTGTATCTATTTTATCAATATATTGCCAATATAAATTTCTAAATGTAAAAGCACTAAATCCTTTAAACGAAATATTAACAGGATTTAATTTCCCTATTGTATTTGTTAATAATAATTCACCACCATTGGTATTTAATTTATTAACAATTTTACCGGCTTTTAAATCAATAGTGTCAATCTCAATTTCAATTTCATTATATAACGCATCGTTTGTATAATTTGAAGTAAATTGTATAGATTGAGTTCTAGTATATGTTTGTGTTACTTTTGTAACTGTTGTTTTGTTTGTTCCTTTAAAATCTAATACAATGTTAGCTGCTAAAGGGTAATCAGTTGATGTTAATAACAAATTATTATTATCATATTCATTTACTGCAACACCATTTACTTTAATTGTTTGTGAAATTTCGGTAAACTTGTTTAAATCAGGTCTAGATGGTATAGGAGTATTTATAAATCCTAATCCACTAAATCCAGTATTACCACCCATACCACCAAATAATGATGAAGCTGGATCTAAATTAAATGCATATGGTTGATAATCAATAACATCTTTTACTAATATTTGTTTTTCAATTAATTTTTTAACAATTTCAAATCTATTAGTAGGTTCAAAATTATCTCTTGCTGTTGGATTTATTCTTAATACATCATTTAAAGTATTACTATTTAATTCAACCGTTGCATTTTCATTGTATGTTCTATTTTGTACATCAAAGGTAAAAACATTAGGAACAGCAGTTGCGTTTCTTAGTGTTAATTTAACATCAAACGTAGGAGTAGTTGACACTGTTGGTGGTGTATTTCCGCCACCTCCTCCACCATATGAAAAATCAAAGACGTTATCATTAATTGGAGTATATAATGCTCCTGCTTGATTTCTATTGTATATGTCTGCTAAACTCATTATCTATAAATATCTTATCTTAGGTTTTCTATTTGTTGATTTAACCCATCATTATTAAAAAGTTGCTCTCTACCCATACCACCACCCAACCTACTATTATCAATTACTTCACCACCAAAACCACCTCCACCACCATATACTGGTTCTCTAGGAACAATAACATCAGGAGTTGGGATTACCTTTACCGGTGGCTCAACTACCGGTGGATCAACTTTTCTTAAAATAGGTTCTTCAATCACTTCTAAAATAGGTGTATTAGGTGTTATTTTTACATCTCTATTTACCTTTCCTAATTTTTGTGTTTGTGTTAAATTAGATTTTGTAATTGTATTTGTATCTAATAAATTTTGTAATACTTGTAAATCTTTCTTTTGATTAATAATATCTTTTATTGCTTGTGGGTAATCTTTATATGTAACATTACTCATATTATAATCAATTGCTTCAAGTAATCTAGAATTTACCAATGCGTTAATCTCAATAGGTGTTAGGTATTCATCTAAATCTAAAGGTGTGGTTACTTGTTTATTAAAATTAGGATTTCCCAATTTAAATTCTTTACCATCTAATTGTGCAAATACACTTGTCTTAAAATCAGTAAATATTTTTTGTTTAAATGATTTGTATTGTGAATCTGTTAAAAACTTATAATCTGCTTTAACAACATCTAACCATTTCTGACCATGCTTTTCTATAAAATATTTATCAATTAAATCACTTATTTGTAATTCAACTTTATCTATTTGATTTTTTATATTTATAACATTTTCTCTTAATTCTGCTGCTCCATCCATAAACGATGTATATCTACGATTGATTTGTCTATTTTGAGCTTCATCGTTTGTTATCAATGGTTGTATACGAATTTCGGTTCTACTCGGTGAAACTTCATGTATCCAAACTTTTTGTTTTTGATTTTCGTTACCAACATAATTCTTTAAGAAATTAAATACAACTTTGAATTCACCATTACCATATCCTGCTTCTTTAACCAATTTCTCAACATCGATTTCAAATATTTTTTCTTGTGTTTTAGAATCTATGGATGATTTTAAATACTTTGGTAAGTTATCTTTATGAATATAATTTACCGTCTTACCACCTGTTTGTTCTAATAAGTTATTTCCAATATCATATACTCTAAACTCAATAACATCATTTTTTGACATTCCGAAATCAGTAACATTTGATATTGATGTTTTGAATATATTTAAATCTTTTGAATTTAGTAATTGAGCCGTTGTATCTAAATTAAGATTTATATTTTCTATATTTTTAAAATCGTTTAGTGCCATATATTAATATTTGTACGTTCTTATTGAAAAATCTTTACTTTCGGTTTTTCCATTTGCATCTATATCTTTTACTTTAATTGTAAACTTCCAATCCGTCATCGATGCTTTTGAACTTCTCCAAAAACTTCCACCATCATTACCAGGATTTCCTCTTACCCAGGCTGAATTTGGATTGACAGTATTAAATCGTTTTGTTTCATTTGCTTTTAATGTAATTGGTAATGCAAATCCAAAATCCCATGGGATTTGTTTATATCCACTAAGTGGCTCAACCGTTACCGTTACATCTTTAGGTCCAACAACAATATCAAAATATGAACTCCAAATATTTCTAAAAGGATCACCCGCAGAACTAAATTTATCTTTTACTCCGTTTGGTCCACCATTATAATCCATTGCCAAATCTTTACCTTCAACTTTCTTTTTAGTAGGGTCACCAATATCAAATACAATTGTAGCCAATTCTCCGGTAGCTAACCCACCCGCTGCTACTGCTTGTGCCTTTGCACTTAATTGTTGTTGTGCAACTTGTAAACTTGCATTTGCCTGTGCTAATAAATTATTTAATGTATCTATTTGTTTAATCAATGCATTCTTTTGTGCAGATAGACCATTGTTTTCTGCTTCTAATGCTACCTTTTCAGTTGCTTCATTAATTGCTTTAGTCAATGATGTTGTAAGGTTACTTCTTAAATCAACAACCGTAGTTTGTATTGATTGTATATTATTATCCGATTTAGCTTCTTTCAATTTCAATGCATCATTTTCTAAAACTAAAGAAGAACTATCTGCTGTTTTTACTGCTAACTGTGCGGATAAATCATCAATAGTAATATTTAGAATTTCAATTTCTGCCTGCAAATCTTCATTTAACTGAACTTCTGCATCATATATTGGTTTGGGAACTAAGTTTAGATTAACATCAGGTAAAGGTTTAATTAATTCCGTAACTCTTAAATCAACGGACTTGGCTAATTCACCTTTGTTGTACTTATCTACATATAATTTAGTAGATACACTAATGTTAGTGTCATCAGAAAGATTTATATATTTTGTTTCGTTTGCCATTATTATTCATAAATATCAAAACTACCAATTTCGAAAATTTCTTCGTTATTGGTATCAATTGATTTTACAAATAATGTGTAATTTCTACCGATAGGCCAATTGGTAAAGTTTAAGTTAATCATATTGTTACGCAACCCCCTCAATACTTTTGTATCTGGTGAGTAATTTATAATAAACTCTTTTGTTAATGTATCCATTACTGCGTAATAGGCCTCATTTGGCAGATAGTATTTAACTTGATATGCAAATGTACTATTGAATTGTTTAACAGGATATAACTCTCTCGCATCCACCTTTATTGATACTTTCTGACCTTGTTTATACGATACTTTCAAATTTGGTGAATAACAACGATATACTACATCATAACTACTACTATCCGCAAATTCAGTAATATCTATCAATGAACCTGATGTACTACTTTCAGGATATGTTATTACTAATTTTGGTTGGTATATTGTATTTGTTTCTTTTGAAAAGAATTTAATAGTTCCATAATCAATAGTATCCAATTCTTTATCATTTGCAAATTTAAGAATAAATCCATTATTTGCTATACTCCCACTATTCCATCTTTTAATAAATTCAGTTACATTTAAATTAACATCTTCTAATGTATAACTAAACGATTGTGATACTACCGATGATGTAAACCACGTTCCACCCCATCCCGTCTGTGAACCAGTTGTAAATGGATTAAATGTAGTATTAGCTCCATCATAAGTATTATTCCATATGGTTGTTGTATCATCACCATTTTTATAAATCCAAGTTGCACCATTTGTAGTAAGATTATCAAAACGAGTACCAGTACCATTTTCCCAACTTTGTGAAATTGGGTATGCTTCTATACTAAATCTAGCTGCAATTTCATCTGCTTTAGTTATTTTTAATTGTAAAGATGCTGTAAATGAACCACTTGGTATTGTACCATTTGCTAAACTTTTAGATATTTCCGTAGTATCAAACTGAATTAATACTCTACTCATATCCGGTGTATCACCATAATATACTTTTGAAATTTCTAGTATTTCATCTATACCGGTATTTTGGTAAGGTTGTTGTAAGTATATAGTTGCATCTTGCGATGCTGTATAAAATAGTACCATTATAATGCTCTCCCCTTAATATCTTTGTTTGGATATTTAATTTCAAATATAGAAGGGTCTAATGATGGATAAACAATCTTATTTCTAGTTGCTTCTATAATGTTGTACGAATATTGTGAATACGTTAAACCAGTTGAATCTGCTAAATTTACTATTTCTACTTTAGGAACTGATGAAACACCATCTACATTTGCCAATTCTAATTCTAATTCACTTAAATTAATTGATTGATTCATTTTCCATTTATTAATGTCAAAATAGTTAGTTACTACTTGTACACACTTCAATACAACTTCTCGTTTGTTATAATTAGCAAAAACAGTTATATCAAAGTTTACACCAATATTAACAATATAACCATCAATTAAATTAATAGCATCTGTCAATAATCTATATTCTTCTAAGTATGTTTTTAAGTTTTGTTTTACTGTTGCATTTAACGTTGTTAATTTATTATTAGAATCATACCCTAACAAATACATATTAATTGCAAATGGATTACTTTCTACTGCAAAGGTTTGTTTTGTTTTTAAGAAAGTATCTAATGCCAAAGTAATTTCATCATCAGTTGAAGTCTTTAATGATTTAACTAAATTAGTAAAATCTTTTTTAACTGATGGATTTCTTAGAACTTGTTGTGCTGCACTTGTATCAATTGAACCATCTTGTTCAACATATACTTTTGCAATTCCACCAAACATAGTATCCATTGCTAATGCTCTAACTTCATAATCTTTTTTAGTTACCGCTCTATTTTGAGCACCAAAGTTAGCTATTGCATTTTCTCTAATCTCCTCCAATGTTTCAAACCCTTTTCCACCAGTTGCAGGTTCAATATTTTCTACAACTAAAGAACGTCTAGCTTCATTATATACCGGAAAATTAATTTCAGTAAATGCTAATATATCATCGTTAAATGAAACTGCTTTTATTTTAGTTAAATCACCCTGTGGTACATTTGATTGAATACCACCACCTGCTAAATAATTAACTGTTAATGTTGTTTGTGCTGGTGCAATACCATATGTATTTGTTTTCAAAAAGTTAGAAGGGTCAAATGATTCACCCATTCTATTAATTGAATTGTTTAATCCCAATCCTACATTCTTTGTATTTGGAATTAATGATTCATCCGGTGTAGATTCATTTCCACTACCAAATCTTAATTCAATAGTTTGCTCATCTACTAAACGAGTTGTGAATCTTTTATTTGTTTGTTGTAACTTTAAAATATATTTTGGTGAATTAGCGGTTGCTAATAGTGGTTCGTTGTAAGCTTCGTTTGGTGATTTGATATATACCATTTCTTGTGCCAAATATGGAACTTCATAATATGTAGTATCATCACTATCTTTTACACTTTCTATCTTAATAAAATTAGTAGATGTAAGTCTAAAAGTTGGATTTGGTTTGAATTCACCAACATCAAATGTTTGTGTATATCTAGTTGCACTTATTGCTGATACTTTTTTTGTAATCAAATAAGTTATAGGATTGTTACTAGCATCAACTGTAAATACACTTACTTCTCTATTATTAGAATCTGCAAAATCTACAAAATCTGTTGTTAAAAATTCTACATTTTGATTAGAATTA